GCAGCTTTGGGAATACTCGATCCGTATCCTCGACGGGATACAAGACGACGACCGGCTTTTCGCGCTGATCTATACCGCCGATCCGGACGACGATCCGTGGAGCGAGACGACGTGGCGGAAGGTCAATCCCGGCTGGGGACAGACCGTCCAGCCGGACGCGATCCGCGCGATCGCCAAGCAGGCGCGAAACAACGCCGCGCAAGAGTCCGCGTTCAAGACCCGGCATCTAAACCTATGGGTCGGCGCCAACGAGGCGCTTTTTAGCATGCGCGCATGGCAAAACTGCGCAGACCCGACGCTTCGGCTCGACGACTTCGCCGGCAAGCCGTGTCACATCGCGCTTGATCTCGCGAGCAAGACCGATCTCGCGGCGATCGCGCTGGTCTTTCGCGACGGCGCGCGATACGCGGTATTCGCCCGCTGCTATCTGAACGAGTCCGCCGTCATGGAAGCGCGCAACCCGTCATATCCGGGATGGGCCCACGACGGCGTATTGCGGATCACGCCGGGCAATGAAACGGACTTCGGCGAGATCGAGACCGACCTGATCGAGTTCGGCCGGCGCTTCAACGTCCTATCGGTCGCGTATGATCCCTGGGGTTCGACGCAGCTTGCCCAGCGGCTCGCCGCCGAGGGCGTCCCGGTCGTCGAATTCCGCGCGACGACGCAAAACTTCAGCGAGCCGACCAAAGAGCTAGACGCCGCGATCCAGGCGGGCCGGCTTCGTCACGACGGCAACGGCGCGCTCGCATGGTGCGTCGGAAACGTCGTCGGGCACTATGACGCGCGCGGCAACGTCTACCCGCGCAAGGCGCGTCCCGAGAACAAGATCGACGCCGCCGTCGCGCTGATAATGGCGATTGCGCGCGCAATGACGCATGTCGAGACGACCTCGGTTTACGAATCACGCGGCTTGCTGGTGCTCGGATGACATTCCGCGAAAAGCTCGGTCAATGGCTACTCGGCTCGTCCTCGGGGACGCCGGCCGCGACGCCGGGAGCGCCGGAAACCAAAAACGACGCCGCCGTAACCTCGACGCTCGGCGGTCTCGGCTGGCCGCAGCCGATGCTATACGCCGCGCTCGGCGGCTATGCGTCGAATACCGGCGTTTCGGTCACGCCATTTACCGCGCTTCAGGCGGCGGCGGTTTATTCCTGCATTCGGGCGATTTCGCAGGATATCGCCATGCTTCAGCCGTTCGTCAGGCGCCGTTTGGTCGGCGGCGGCTATCGGCGCGAGCTTCAGCACCCATTGACCAAGCTATTCCGCCGGCCGAATCGCTGGCAGACGTTTTTCGAGTTCATCGGCTATGCCGTGACCTCGCTTTGCCTTCGCGGCAATGCGTTTATCGTGATCGAGCGGGACAAAGACGCCAATCCGATCGAGCTAGTCCCGATCGCGCCGGATCGCTGCACGATCATGCTGACCGACGACGGCGAGCTTTGGTATCGGATCAATTCGCGCCGGATCGGCCAGGGGCTTTTGATCCCGCCGGATGACATGATCCATATCAAGAATATCTCGATGGACGGTTACGTCGGCGTCTCGCCGATCGCTATCGCGCAGGACGTGATCGGTCTGGCACTCGCGACGCAGCAGCATGGCGGGATTCTCTTCCGCCAGGGCGGTCAGGTCGGCGGCGTGATCTCGCATCCCGGCTCGTTATCGAAAGAAGCGGCGGACCGGATCGCGAATAGCTGGCGCGAGACGCATGCCGGCGTCCAGAACGCGCACAAGGCGGCGATCCTCGAGGAAGGGATGAAATTCGACAAGATCGCGATTACCAATGAAGAGGCACAGTTTCTCGAAACGCGGCGCTTTCAGGTTATCGATATCTGCCGGCTCTATGGCGTCCCGCCGCACCGGCTCGGCGAGCTAGACAAAGCGACGTTAAACAATATCGAGCAGCAGAATCAGCAATACGTCGATAGCGCGCTGAAGCCGACGACGCGATCGATCGAGCAGCTTTTCGACCACCACCTATTATTCGACGACGAGCGCGGGATGCTCGAATGCAAATTCGATTTCGACGACATGACGCGCGGCGATCTCTTGACCCGCTTCCAGGCGTACCAGATCGGGACGCTTAACGGCTGGCTGAACCGGAACGAGGTCCGCGCGCGCGAGAACATGAATCCGATCGAGGACGGTCACGGCGACGAGTATCGCGTCCCGCTCAATACCGCCGTCCCGTCCGACAATCTCGCGCAGACGACGACCGCGCCGACCGAAAGCGCCGCCGCGCCTGGTGCAGCAGCGCCGCGCGCAGAACCGGGAGCGACCGACGATGCAGATCGTTAGCTCGACGCAATTCAAGACGTTCAATCGCGGCCGGAACGTGACCCGCGCGACGATCGGACTTCGCAAGCAGATCATCGCGCCGGCGGAAGCGCTCGGCGAAGCGCGCGCGCTACGCTTTACCATCTCGACGGCGGCGGTCGATCGCGAACAGGACCGGATCGCGCTCGCCGGCTGGGATCTGAAAAACTTCCGACGGAATCCCGTCGTCCTATGGGGACATGACGCGAGCCGGCTCCCGATCGGTCGCGCGTTCGACGTCGAGATCGTCGACGGCGCGCTGAAAGCGTCGGTCGAGTTTATCCCGAGCGATACGCCGGAAGGCGGCCAATTCGCCGAGTCGGTTTACCGGCTCGCGCGCGGCGGGTTTATCGCCGCGACCTCGGTCGGTTTCCGGCCGCTCGCCTGGGAATATACGACCGACAAATCGCGCGGTGCGGACGACTGGTTTCCGGGGATCGATTTCGAGGAGCAGGAGCTTGTCGAGCTATCCGTCGTCACCGTCCCGGCCAATCCCGAGGCGCTGATCGAAGCGCCGGGTCCCGGCGAAGGGACCGCGATCGCCAACGATACGCCGCCTGTGACCGGCGAAGAGGTCACGGGCCTTAATGAACAAGCAAGAATAGCACGAGCGCGCCGCCGACGCGTGTTCCAACTCGCCCTAGCAACCGCCGGACCGGATGCCGGTCCGTTCCCCACCAACGCGAGGTTATGAGTCATGGCAACCCTTTCCGAGAAGCACCGCGAGCTAAAGCGTCGGCGCGCTGAAGTCGTCGCCAAAATGGGCAGCATCGTCAAAGCCGAGAGCGACGACGCGCCGGTCAGCGACGAGGAGTCGAATACGTTCGACGAGCTAGCGTCCGCGCTCGCCGCGATCGATCAGCGGCTCCAACGCGTCGCCGCCGCTATGCAAGCCGCCGCCGAGGGCGCGCAAGATGCCAACGGCGACGAGGACGAAGAGGACGATACCGAAGAGGCCGCCTTCCGTGGCGCTCGCCGGGCGAGCTTCCGCGTTCAGAGCGGCGCCAAGGCGCCGGCGCGCGCAAAGCGCGATCCCGACGCCGGGCTGAAAGAAAAGCGCGGGATCAAGGCGACCCGCTACGTCCTAGGCGTGCTCCACGCGCGCTTTAATCACGTCTCGATGGAGAAGGCGGCGGAATTCGTCAGTAACCGCTTCGGCGACGATATCGTCGCTCGCGCGCTGAATTCCGGCGTAACCGGCGAAGGCGGCGCGCTGATCCCGCAGGACTTTATGGCGGATATGATCGAGCTATTGCGCGCGCGGACCGCCGTCCGTAACGCGGGACCGCTAGAAATCGGCATGCCGATGGGCAATATCACAATCCCCCGGCTCGCCGGCGGCGCGACGGCGGCGTACCAGAACGAGCTTGACGACATCGCGGTCTCACAAGAGCGGTTCGACGACGTCAATCTCGTCGCGAAAAAGCTGACCGCGATGGTCCCGGTATCGAATGACCTGATCCGGCGCTCGCCGATCGGCGTCGAGGAGATTGTCCGGGACGATCTCGTCCAGACTGTCGCGCGGCGCGAGGACCTCGCTTTCCTACGCGGCGACGGGACCGACAAGGGTCCTATCGGCATGCGTCGGATGGCGGCGGCGGCGAATGTGATTACCGTCACGGCGATGCCGACGACGCCGGCGCCGGGCGACGCGCTGACCGCGATCCTCGCCGGCGCGTCCGCCGCGATCCTCGCGCTTCAGAACGGCAATAGCCGCATGATCCGTCCGACGTGGTTCATGCATCCGACGATCGCGCGTTTCATCTCGCTCGCGCGCGATCAGGTCGGCGGGTTCTACTGGAAAGACGAGATCGAGGCGGGGAAGTGGGAAGGCTACCCGATTCAGCTTACCACGCAGATTCCGACGAATCTCGCGATCTCGACCTTCACGAAGGGAAGCGAAATCTACTTCTGCGATATGGCGGACTTTATCTTGGCGGATACGTACAACGCGATCGTCGACGCGTCGGACGTCGCGGCGTACAATGACGGGGTAAGCATGGTCTCGTCATTCCAGCGGGATCAGTCGCTCTTCCGGGTCATAACCGAGCATGACTGCGACATGCGGCACCTTCAGTCGCTCGTGGTGTTGCTGACGCAAGATTGGGCCTTTGCCGGCGTCCCCGGCTCGCCCGGCGTCCCCTATACGACGCAGGCGCTCAATCCGTCATGGTCGGCCGCTCCCGCGATCCGTCCGGCCGCCGCGACTGGCGCGCAGGCTCCCCCGACGCTTACGGACCCGAAGTAAGGAGATCGAACCATGCCGGTCGAAGGTATACCGGACCGCGACACGCCGGTTACGTTTTGCGAACAACACCTAAGCTACTTCCCCGGCGAGATCGCCGCCTTTACCGCCCAGGAGGCGGCGGACCTTCTCGCGATCGGCATGGTCGATCCGCCCGACCCTCCGCCGCCGCCGCCCGAGGGAGAGGGCGAGCGGAAAGCGCCGGCGCCGCCTGCGCGCGATAATCGAGGGGCCCACCGGCGATGAGCGACGCGCCGGCCGGGAGCTTCGTCCGCATGCGGACGTTGCGGCGATTCTCGATGTACATGGCGGGCGAGCTGATCGCCGTCCCCGAGGATGCGGCGCGCGAGCTATACGCGAAACGGCTCGCGCAGCCGCTCGATCTCCTGGTGCCTACCTCGCCAGCGGCAACGGTCTCGGATGATTCTGGGCAGCCGTCCGGACCGTTGCGTCAGCCCGGCGGGCTCGTCAGGAAAGCCTAGCGCTTGTATGCCGCACTTCGGGTCATTCAGGCGCCGGCTACCGAGCCCGTGACCGTCGATCTCGCGCGTCAGCATTGCCGGATTGATACCGGCTATGACGACGCGCTGATCGCGATGTACCTGACCAGCGCGCGGATCGAGGCCGAAGCGTACCTTAACCGCGCGCTGTTCACCCAAAAGCTGCAATACGCGATCACATGGGCGCCGCCGCCGACCGCGACGCCGCTCGTCCCGCAGAGCTTGATCGTCTTTCCGCTGAATTGGCCGCCGCTGGTCAAGCGACCGATCGAGCTACCGCGCGCGCCGGCGATCTCGGTCGAGCAAATCACCTGGGGCGCGCTCGGCGATATGCAGATCGCGGACCCGGCTGATTACGATCTAAACCTAGCGGTCGAGCCGGGTTACGTCGCGGTCAAGCCGACGCTTCTCCCGCGCATTCCGCAGCAAAGCATGCTGATCGACTATACCGCCGGCTATGACGCCGCCGACCCGGCGGCGGTCCCCATGCCGATCCGCATGGCGATCCTCACCGGGGTTGCCCACTATTACGAGAACCGGGGCGACGTCTCGGCCGATCTCCCGCCGGCGTTTCACCGCTTGCTCGATCCCTTCCGGCTTTGGACGTTTGCCGGATGACCCGTTGCGTTGCGTTGCGTGGAGCGGCGGTGCGACGTGCTGCGTGCGTAGCGAGGCGCGGCGGAGCGCAGTGTTTCAACTGAATGCCGAATAATCCAAGCGGTCAACTCACTGGCGAGAGCGGAATCGGCGCCTTGCGCTGGGTCGTCGGTCTATATCGCCGCGATCAAGCGCCGGCGAACGATCTCGGCTTGACTGAAACGCTCGTCCCGATCGCCTTCGTCCATGCGGATATCCAGCCGACCTATGCGTCGACGTTCTATCAATCGACGCAGGTCGATACGCCGATTACCCACATGGTGACCGTCCGTTGGCAGAACTATCCGGGAACGATCGACGTGGTCGCGCGCTCGACGCTCCGCGACGACGGCCGGCAGCGGACCGATCTCTTCCGGGTCAGGCGGACCAAAGAGGTCGCCGGTCGCAAGCGGTTTCTTCAGATGGAGTGCGAGCTAGAGCATGCGCGCGTCACGCCGGACGATAGCGACGCGACGCGCAACGCGCTTTTCACGGAGCCGTATCTCGCGACCGCCTGGGATGACGGGACGACGCGATGGGACGACGGCGCGACGGTGTGGAGCTAATGGCAAGCAACATTGACCCGACCAAGCCGAGCGGCTCGATCGCCTATACCGCCGACGTCCGGGCGAATTTCGGGGCGGCGAAAGACGAGATCGAGGCGCTTCAGGCGCAAGCGGTCAGTCAGGTCGCGCCTTATGTGACCATGACGGGCTCGTGGGATTGGACGACGACCGCCGCGACGCCGCCGCTCAATAACAAACTTTGGTGGGACCAGTCGGCGAGCACGATTGTCATGTCGGCGATCGCCAACGGCGGGAGAAACTTCGGCGCGACGCTTCGGCAGATGCGCGCCGGCGACAATTTCTACCTTTGGGACCCGGCTGATAATGCGCGCTGGGGCAAATGGAGCCTGACCGCCGACGCGATCGACAACGGCACATGGTTTCAGTTTGCGGTCGCGCCTCTAAGCAGCGGAACGGGCGGGCAACCGAATAACAATGCGGACGTCGAGGTCGTGATGACGCTCGGCGGCCTTTTCTCGGGAGGCTGACGATGTGCTTTAGCCTTGCTTGGTTCGTCCAGATGCTCGTTATCCTCGTCATTATCTGCGGCGTGCTCGCGATCCTACGGCTTTGGGTTTTCCCCATGATGGGCAGCGTCGATGGGCGAATCCCGGCGACGATAAACGTCGTGATTTGGGTCGTCGTATCGATATTCATCATTTACGTCCTGTTCGATCTCGTCGCCTGCGCGCTCGGCGCCGGCGGAATGGTCCCAAGACTCCGCTAATGGCCGCGATCAAGATCGCCGTTACCGGCTGGGGCGGGATCGTGCTGAACGACCGCCAGCTTAAAAACCTGATGCGCTCGGCCGGCGGCTCGGTCCGGACGCAGACCGCGCGGCTTATCAATCGCGCCGGCGGCTCGGGCCGAAGCTATACCGCCAAGGGCGGCGCGAAGTATCGCGCCTCGTCGCCCGGCTCGCCGCCGGTCCGGGTCTCGGGGAGCTTGCGGACGTCGCTGAAAAACTACGCGTACAAGAGCGGGCTCGGCTTCGCGGTCCGCGCGCGACAATTCTATGCGCTCTTCCTTGAAGCCGGCGCCAAGGGCGGCGGGAATCAATTCGGCGGACGGCCAGACGCGGCGGCGGCACATCGCGCGCGCTACCCGCGTCGGCGTCGCGCGAAGGGGAAGTATACGACGCGCGTCCTGTTGCCTCGGCCGTTTCTCGATCTCGTCATGAAGCGCGAGGCGCCGGATATCACGCGACGCGTCCAGACCGCGTTCCGCGAAGGGCTGACGTGGAAAGAGACCAAGGCTAAGTGATTATTGCCGCGTTTATCGAACAGATACGCGCGAATGCGCCGATCTTCGCCGGCCGGGTCGCCGGCGCGGCGGAATTCGTCGCCGGGCTGAAGAACTACAACACGTCGATGGCGCTCCCGGCGGCGTATGTTCTCCCGCTCGGCCAGGAAGCCGACCCGAACGAAGGGTGGGGCAACCTTCAACAGATCGTCCACAAGACGATCGGGATCGCGGTCGAATTCGACGCGCAGCAAGATCGCCGGGGACAGGCGCCGGTTATGGCGTTCGATCTCGTCGAGACGCAGCTATATCGCTCGGTGCTCAATCTGCGGATCGGCGACTGCCGGATGGCGCGCGGGACGTACTTCAGCGGCGCGCGGTATCTCGATCTAGATCGCGCGCGGCTATTCTACCAATGGGAATTCGCCGTCGACTGGCAGATAAGCGAGCTAGACGGCGTACAGCCGACCGACGACGCGATCTTGCTTGAAGCGCTCGATCTCGACATTCACAAGGCGCCGCTTGAAGAGCATCCCGAAAGCGCCGCGCTCGTCCGGATTATCACGGGTCCCAACCCTCCAACGGAGCCGCCGACATGACGTCGATGATCGATCCGACGCAACCGGAATCATTTGCCGCGTCGACCGATGCCGTCCGGATAAACTTCGCGTATGCGAAGCAGGAGATCGAGACCCTCCAATACCAGATCGGCCAGGGGATCGCGGTCGACGGGACGGAAATATACGGGACACTCTCGGTTAATGTCGGCGGTACTTGGACGACCGATCGTCTCTCGCAAAATATCATCCTGAAGGCGGCATCAGGCGGCGGTCCCGCGCTGGTCATTCAGCCGAGCGCGGACGCGGTCGGGGAGCCGACCTGGGGGCTTTGGAACGATTACGGGCAAATTCAGATTGGGATATTGCCCGACGATCTCGCCGATACCGTCACTGACCCGAATGCGAAGATCTCGATTTACGACGGCGGCGTGACCTTCCGCGATCCCGTGATCGCGGCGAATGGTCTGACCGTCTACGGCCCTACGTCAATCGGCGCGATATCGATCGCCGAGATCGACGGACCGACGACCTTTACCTCGCTCGCGACGTTCAATGCCGGGATAAGCGCCAAGGGGACGACGACTATCGATACGCTAACGGCCGGCACGATAACCGGAACGACGACGTTTAGCTCGCCGCCGACGTTCAATGCCGGCGTAAACGTATTCGGGAGCAACGTAACCTTTCTCCCGCCGGTCACGGTTGATTCCGGAATATCCAACGGACCGACGTGGACGACGGCGGCGGGTGGCATCGCGCAGATCGAGGGCGATACGCATATCGACGGCGATATCAACATCGGGATCAAGCCGGCGGTCGGCGGCTTTGTTTATGTCGGGACGACGATCGTCACCGGCGGCGGGACGATGCCGGCCGGCTCCAATCGCAACGGCAACGGCCACAGCTTCATTGCCGGCAACGGCGATGGGACCGGCGTCGGCGGCGGGGTCATAATTCGTGGCGGCAATTCCGGCGCGACGGGCGGTGGCGGCGGCGGGATTACTCTTGCTACCGGCACGGCGGCCAGCGGTACTGCCGGGTGGATACAGATCAACGCCACCAACGCCGGCACTGGCGGTGGCAACGGCGGATCGGTCGTTATCACGTCGGGAGCCGGCGGCGACCTAGGCGGCAACGCTGGCGCGATCACTCTGACGCCCGGCAAGGGTAGCGCCGCGACTGGCAACGCCGGCGTGCTTAATCTGTTCGGCGGCGCCGCCGGCGCGCAGGGTATCCCCGGCGGCGCAGTCAATGTTACCGGCGGCGCG